GGCTTTGGTGTCGACTCCGACACTTTTTCAAAAAGACCAAAGAAGGTCTTTAAGAGAATTCTCTCTAATCCTATTCAGGATTTATGTCAGCGTATTGCTGTCTGTAGGCGGGACCAATTTGGTTGCGTCTACGACCCCAAAAAGATGGGGATCTACTATCGTAGTCGGTCGATTCGACTGTACCAAATGATTGGTTATCGGCTAAGGCCGGCGACATTTCGTCGTTTCTCAATTTTGAGTAGCCATCAGTATGGCCAGCTTGAACAAGCCTGGGTTGCAAATATGCATACCGTACTTCTACATCCGAAGTATAATCCCCTTAAATGGGATGGAGACCTATATAGGTCTATTGCCAGATATAAGATCTGGTTTATTGAGTTTGCACTCAATGGGTATATTTATACCCACAAAACCTCGACACGGGTTTTCCTTCATAATTGGGATAGACTCCTTACGGGTCTTAAGGTCCTTTCGGCCTGGATGCAATATACATCCGCCTCCGATATGGAGAATACTCGGCCAAAGCCGATAACCTTCTGGAAAGGTTGGGACCACGCTCGTGGTCTTCCTACTTTCCCCTGGTATGGGGGACACCTTATAAAATATAGGGATATCACTCTTCGTGATAATCAGAGCTATTCTGATGAAGACATTTATTGTCTATGTCAAATGAGGACATTTGGTCGAGCTTTGCCGACACCATCTAAGCAGATGCTTGCAAAGAATTTGCAAGAGCAGGTCGATGTTTTGACCGACGACAGTGGGTCGCCTGACTACCGAATTCTCGGAGATATTGGACAAGTTGCCCAAAACATTGGAAAGAATCTCCAAGTGAAGCAAGCGCCTCATCACTCACATGTGAGTGTATCGACCTCGGGGTCGTATGACGTTCCGTCATCTAAAGGCGGTAAAGCTGCCGCTATCAAGAAATATCTTGATATGTTCGAAATGGACATCCTTGATTTCAAGGTTTCGGAAGACCGAACAGGCCAAAAGGGCCTGATCCTGAAAAAGACAGGACTCGGCAATATTAGCCTGATCGCCCCATATACGGGCGTCACAGATTTTGTGGATGCATACGGTAATCGTGTGATAAGCGCAGATGTGCTTAAAAACTGTTTTAAGTTTGCACATCGTAAGAATGTGCAGGGCCCAGTGGCCCAGGGAGCGCTCCCTTTGTCGAATCGACAAATGTCAAGGTATTTCTATGCCTTACCAGAACAAACGGCTGGTTTGAACGCACTTTATTTGCGTCTCGGATCGAAGTCCGATAGCGGTCGTATCGAACCGAGGGAGCTTAAGCCCCCGTCAACTGGTCAGTTGATGCTCCTTTTGAGCACTGCCCTCGCTGGGGAGTATGGTACATATAGTCCCATACCAACCACATGGTTGGAAGTAGGTGATCTACTCGTCCCACTTTGGGCCGTATACGCGAATAATCCGCGTGATTTGGAACCGATACGGTACCATCCAGTGGATTATCCACGGGCAAGACTCACTTGCTTGGCCGAGCCTGGGGCCAAATGCCGAAC